CTGAAGGATATTCTGAATATCAGAACCCAAGATTGTTAGATCAAAAGTTTTTCATTGAAATGAACATGTACGAAGATTTGTTGGCAGATGGAGTTAGGCCTATGTCTATCTTCCACAGTAGTTTAAAAGATGAACCCACTGTGAAAGGTAAAGTAAAAGTTCGAGTTTTTCAAGCAGCCCCTATTGCATTATCATTGTTAGTAAGGAAATATTTTCTGCCAATTGCTCGTATCCTATCATCCAATTCGTTATGGTCTGAGTGTGCTGTAGGGATATCTTCAGAAAGTCCTGAATGGGACCAATGGGACAGACATGTGTTCCGATTTGGTGAAGATCGTATCCTAGCAGGTGATTTTAGCAAATATGATCTACGTATGCCTGCACAACTTTCTTCTTTAGCATTAAAGGTTTTCGTTGAGATGGCACGAAGATGTGATGGTTACACACAACGTGATGTGACTATAATGGAATCATGCATTTCAGAGCTTGCTTTTCCTTTAGTACATGTTAATGGAGACATTTACTTATTGTGTGGTACTAATCCATCTGGTCACAATTTGACAGTATATGTAAATAGTATTGTGAATTCACTCATTTTCCGATGTGCTTATAGGGCATCATGTCGCAACAAAATAGCCAAACGCTTTTTGAATGTGATATCGCTTAGCACTTATGGTGATGATGCTATTGCATCTATATCTAGGACATGTGAATTGACCTTTGAGTTCATGCAAGCATATCTAGCCATGCACGATATTGTATTTACAACGCCTGATAAAAGTGATGGAGTAGGAGTTAGATACTTCCACAAGAATGAAGTTGATTTCCTTAAGAGGAAGACAGTTTATATTCCGGAATTATGTATTAGTGTAGGAGCTCTAGCACTCGACTCTATCTTCAAGTCTTTGTGTTGCATTGTTCAGAGAAAGGAAGATGCCAAAACTGTAACGCAGAACAATTTGACTGCTGCAGCTAGAGCATTTTTCTTTCATGGTAGACGTGTATTTGAAGAAAACAATGCTAAACTTGTTGAGATTTGTGAACACTTTGGATGGCCAGTGTCCGAACTAAAGTTAGACATATCTTTTGATACACGTGTTAAGGATTTTCTTGAACGTTCTAGATCCATGTACGCTACTTGTTTTCTTAATGTTAAGAAGAGAGATTACCCTCATTCTATAGCATTTAAAGTTAAAAAGTTGTACCCGGATTACTACAAGAGTGTGGTTGAGGAGTTTGCTCCTCCAACCATACTTGTTTAAGATTCTATGTGCATTTTACCTATGAGCCCGGTCCGGGATCGACCTTACCAAAAAAGCCACACTATACTAGTGATTACTCATAGGTAAAATAGCATGTAGGTGCCGGTCCTACACTACTATGTGCGTAGTATGGTGACGGTAGTTGGAAGCTTTTTAGCTTCCGTGTGCCACGCACACAGGAAACGGCTAGACTTAGTTCCTATAGTAGTAAGAATTTTGTCGAATAACTTAAACACTCTACTAGTAGTAAAGAAGATATGAATAACGAGATGACAGCTTCGTCTCAAATTGAAGCTGAAAATTTGACACCACTGAACACCACAGTGGCATCAGACAGGATGGGAATTCAGACAGTTGAATTCAAGGATCATAATTCAGATTGGGTTGCCCAGATCCCCACTACCATTGACCAAACACGTTTAGTAGCATCTACTCCTGAAGTTCCGTTAAAAGACTTCTTTAGTAGACCTAGACAAATTTGGAAGAACACATGGTCAGGATCTAATTCCGCAACTCAAACAGCATTTGTGCTCAATCCATGGACTGAATATTTTAATTCACCAAACGTGAAAGCAAAATTACAGTCCTTTGCACAGATGAGGTGTAAAATGAAAGTTAAGGTGGTAATAAATGGTAATGGTTTCCTTTATGGATGCAAAGCTGTTTATTATCACCCTATGACTTGGTTAGATGTGAATGCAGGTTATGGAGAACTAACAGAAACAGGTGATAATCTCACAATGGACTTCCGTACTAAAGATTTTGTGAGACATAGCCAAAAGTTGCATGGTTTTCTTATACCTTCAGAATCTCAGGGTTGTACATTGGAGCTTCCTTTTCTGTGGCATAAGAACTGGGTTGACACCACAAATGGAGAGATTGCTTATATGGGTAACCTCATTTTTGTTACGCTCAACAATTTAACCTTTTTGACAACTGGTACTGAACCTGAAGTAGAATATGCAGTATTTGCTTGGTGTGAGGACATGGAATTGTCACTTGTCACTGATAAGACAATTAATATTGGTGATACAGGTGCAAGTCAACCGTGGCCTCGGCAACCAATTGCTCCCAAGAATTCCACACCAGAAATTGCTGTTTCTCAAGCAGGATATACAGATGAATATGGTAAAGGACCAGTTAGTAAGATGGCAAACTCTTGTGCTTTAGCTTCTCACAGTCTTTCTAAAGTCCCCGTTATTGGTCCCTATGCTAGTGCTACAGCATCAGTATTTGGAGCATTAGGGAGTTTAGCATCATTGTTTGGTTTTTCACGCCCAGCTATAATCAAGGATATTTCACCATACAAACCTATGTATTTAGGGAATATGGCGAACACAGATGCTGGAGACTCTTGTCAGAAATTATCCATGGATTCCAAACAAGAGGTTACTGTAGACCCTCGAGTAGTAGGTATTGATGGCATAGATGAAATGACTATCGCGTCCATTGCTGGGAGAGAGTCATTCTTTCGCACTATTGCCTGGCAAGCAGATTATGCACAAGAGGAACGTGTGGGTGTCATTGCGGTTAACCCTATGACATGTCGATTTCAGATGGACTCTGGTGTTAAACAACATGTCCGAAAACTCGATATGTCTGGATGTGCTTACGCCTCATTACCTTTTGGTGCATGGCGTGGTACCATGAGATATAGGTTTCAAATTATTGCTTCACAGTTTCATAGAGGCAGATTAGCTATAGTTTGGGACCCTCGTGAATTAACCGAGGAACTTGTAAGTGGTAATCAGTCAAAGGCAATAGATGTGCACAATTACTTTAAAGTGGTTGATTTAGCCGATTGTCGTGACTTTACCATAGATGTAGGTTGGGGACAACCAACCAGTTTCCTACCTACTTTGGTTCGCCCAGGTGCTGGAACATGGGATGAGGATTTCATATATGTCCCTAATGATGGCGATATTACAAAGATAAATGTCCTTAATAGTAATGGCCTATTAGGTATTTATGTATTGAACCCATTAGTAGCTACTAATAATGCTGGTACAACGGGTAATGGCGTTGAAATTAATGTCTACACTAGTTGCCCAGATTTAGAAGTGGCTAATCCTATATGTAATGTTATGAATAGGTATGCTTTTCAGCCACCTGCATTTGAAAATAAACCAACTGAACCAGTGGAAGCTGCCCCTTCCGAAGTTGCTGTATCTCATGCAGGTTTTGATGAGAGTACACAACAAGATCATGCGCCGAACAGGGGGACTGTACATTGGCACATAGGTCCAGAATTAAAGACCCATGATGCTGAAACGCAATATGTATTCTATGGTGATCCAGTGGTGTCTCTACGTGCTCTTATGAAGAGATACTCTTTTCATGTAGCCTATCCACTTACGACTAAAGGACAACCTCAGTCTAATGGTACTGTTATTAATAAATTTTCCTTACCAGATTACCCTATACCACCAGGCCGAGTTGCTCATAATAGTCGTCCACCTAGTATTGCAACGACTGACAATGCTGGTACAACTGTTGGTTTGTTTGGGTGGAGTTTTTCTATGAATAGCTTCCTTACCTTTTATTCTCCTGCTTTTCTATGTAGAAGAGGATCTATCAGATGGAAATACTACACTCAACGATCAGCACAATATCCTGCCCAAGCTGATACTCATTCAGTGGGATGTCCACCTGTAATGACCATTGCTCGTGGTGCGTACCCTCAAAACACTTTCGATGTTAATTTGATTGCGAGTGATGGCACCAACGAAAATGGTTATACAACAGGGCGAGAATTCCACACTAACTTGCCAGATGGCATCGGAGGTCAATGCGTTACTTCGACTGAGAACCAGCCAGTATTAGAAATAGAATTACCATTTTATAACTATTATCGGTTTGCACCTACACAGGAGTTCGCTGACTTTGTTGATGTCAATGCTGGGAATACCACACTACTTGCTAATGAAGCACCACATCATTCACTGTGTGTTTCTTTAACAGGTGAAAAAGGACAAGGTTCCACCTTGCTGTCTTATGTAGCAGCCGGAGATGATTATTCTCTAAGTATGTATTTAGGTCCACCTTTAATGTACTATACTGACTACATGAAACACATCAAACCAGTTGATTCGTCACCTTTTACGAAACTTCCTGCCTGATGCCTTGGATAACTAATTTTGGTTCGAATTAGTTTTTATTACGACAGCAGTCGTAGAACCACAAACACTTCTTTGTAATCGTAGGCAGTTATGATTACATCACGAAATTATATTTTTGCGCAGCAACACTTATAATCCGTGAGAGTGTTGGACTGCATTTTATTAGATTTGTTTTCGCAGTGACAGTGTTTGGTGTTACCATTTATGGTAATATTGTTACTGACTTTC